TATTACGACCATTTGAAGGATGCTGGGTTCAATGTGCCGCCTCCGGTCGCGAACCAAGGCCGCGGCGCCGCCATGATGCGCGTCGAAGCAGCGCGGCGCATCTTCGCGCAATGCTGGTTTAACGAGCTGGCGTGCGAACCGGGCCTTGATGCGCTCGGTTACTATCACGAGCGCAAGGACGATGCACGCAACGTGGGGCTCGGGCCAGAGCATGACTGGTCATCGCACGGCGCCGACGCGTTTGGCCTGATGGCGGTTGATTATGAAGCGCCGAGCGAGCCAACGCCGCGCAAGCGGCCTAGCGGCCGCGGCAGTTGGATGGGAGGCTGACGTGTCCGATATTCCCGATACCGAACTCGACGCCGCCACCGAAGCCTACGTGCGCGAGCGCTGGCCGCAGATCGCGGAATGGCGCGAAGCCTATCCAAGCGCCTACAGAGAAACCCGCGAGCGCATCCGGATCGCGCTTGCGGCCGCCGCGAAGGTGAGAGCCGAGGCCGACAACTGAGGAATATGGCCATGGCCTATGTCAAAATGTATTACGCGCCCTTGGACTTAATATGGCAGTGCGAAACCGACATTGCAACGGCGACTAAAGCACGTGATGCAGGCGGCGAGGTATCTGATCATCCGTTTGAAGGCGTTCCATTCGAAGGCGTTCGCATTCTTCCTCGCCTTCGATCCGAATGGCCTTCGACATGGCCATGCTGAAAGCGAAGGTGAGGGCGCAAGCCGCTAACTGAGCTCTCACCAGGGCTCCATATCCAACAGCTTTCGCACCTCATTGATCAGCTCAATGAGCTCTGGGCTTTTCCAGCCGCTACCCTCCACCCCGATATCGGTGCTGAATTCGGCAGCCTCAAGCAATCGTTCGAGGGTTTTGCGGGGAATCTCGATCTTGTCCATGACCCCCAATGTAATACGGCGAGCACAAAATGGCCATTCTAAAAGCGAAGGCACGCAACAAGCTGCCGGCGAGCGAGTTCGGCGAGCCCGGCGAGCGCAAATATCCGATGCCTGATCGCCCGCACGCCGGCAATGCCAAGGCGCGGGCCAAGCAGCAGCTCAAGGCAGGAAAGCTGTCTCGCGGCGAATATGACAAGATCGTCGCCAAGGCCAACCGCAAGCTCGGCGAGGACAAGCAGAACAAAGACCTCGACGATTATGTCTCGCGCAAATATGGGCCGCAGTAATGCCCTTTAAATGTTCCGCCCAAGCGCGCCGTGAAAATCTTTACAAATGGTGGGCCCGCCGAATCTTGGAGTGCGACTATCAAGCCTCTTTGGCGCTCTTTCGCTGCGGCGCAGTAATCTGGTCGTAATATGCCCTTTAAATCTCAGGCGCAACAAGCATATTTCAATGCAAATCGGGACAGGCTCGAAGCGCAAGGCGTCAACGTCGATGAATGGAACGCCGCGAGCGAAGGCATGAAGCTTCCGAAGCGCGTCGCTAAGCCCAAGGTCAAGGCCAAACGCAATGCGGCGGGATATGTGCCGTTGACCGACCTCGGAATGTGATCGTGGCTGAGTTGGGGGCGCTCGGCGATAGCGTTGCACAAAACGATCCTAACACGCTGATGGATCGCGCTCGATCCGAATATCCGATTCTAAATAACTATGACTATCGCTATAAATATAGCGAGGGACGTGCTCCTTTCATGTTGGAGCATTGGGAGCCTGGGATGTCAAACAGCATCCCTGGCGTGGATCGGCCTCCGGAATTTCCAAACAACAAGCATGGTCTTGAGGTCTTCGACCCTAAGACGAAGCCGATTGATCTACTGGGCGACATCGTTTCTCATCACATGAGGAACGTCGATCCCACGATCAAAAAGAATTACCAGGATTTCACGAATTCATTGGAGCCGTGGCAACAGGATATTTTGCATCAGCAATACGATTACGCAAAGAAAAGCTACGGAGAAAATAATGATTTTGATACTTGGAAAGATCAAGCGGGATTGCCTGCTTATTTCAGGGGTTATCCGTTTCAGCAATGGCCCAAAGAAGCGACTGACGAAATGTATACGCAAGGTCAAAGGGACAAGTTGGACTCGATGATGCAATATTTGCGTCAACCCAATATCGGATATTCGCCGTTGAGTGATCTCGGAAAATAATCCAACATGGCAAAGCGCGGCACCAACACCTCCGCCATGAACGGCTATAACGGGCGGCGGCGCGCATACTTTCTTGCCGACAAGCCAGAGCCCGACGCTGAGCCGGACAGCGAGCCAGATGACGCCTACAGCACGAGAAAGAACACGCTCGGGGCACTCGGCAAGACCAATGGAGCGAAGGCTGCAAAGAAAACCGCGAAACTCACAGAAGCACAGCGCGACAAGCTCGTCGAGCGTTTCAAGGAAGAGTACCAAGCCGGCTGGAACAAGGACCGCGACAATCAGGAGGAAGCCTACCGCGACCTGCGCCTGATTGGCGACGACAAGACTGAGCATTGGGACGCCGACGCCCTGACGGAGCGCACCGATGAGGGCCGCCCAGCGCTGATCGTCAATCAGTCCCCGCAGTTCGTCCGCCAAGTCACCGGCGACATGCGGCAGATGAAGCCGGCGATCAAGGTCGTGCCGATCGACGACGCAGCCTCAAAAGAGGTCGCGGCCGACGTGCTGCCCGGCATGATCCGCTACATCGAGCAGCGGTCGAAAGCGCAGCATGTCTACTTCGCCGCCGCCGATCAGCAGGCTGGCTGCGGCATCGGCCATTGGCGCGTCACTCACGAGTATTCCAGCGCTAACACGTTCGCGCAGGAGATTCGGATTGAATCGATTCCCGATGGCGTTGCCGTCGTATGGGACCCCGACGCGGTGAGACTGGATCGCTCCGAGGCAGAATATTGCTTTGTTCCCGTCGATTTAACGCGGCGCAGATTCGAACGGCTTTATCCCGATGCCACGCCAGATACGCTCTCGCCGCAAACGGCGGCAGCCTTCACGGCTTGGCTCTCCGACGATCATGTTCGGATCGCCGAGTGGTTCTACATCGATCCGGAAGAAAAGCTGCTCGCGCTTTATCCAAATGGCGCAATCGACGATGTCACCGATGATGAGGATGCCCAGCAGCTCGCGAAAATCGCCGGCGCTGAACTCCAGAAGCGTGATGGCCATTGCGTATGGCGTGCATTGGTGACGGCAAACGAGATCATCGAGGGGCCTGAGAAGTGGCCGGGCCCGGACATTCCGATCGTGCCGCTGATCGGCGAAGAAGTGCAGATCGGCCGCGCCACCATCCGCCGCGGCGTGGTCCGCGTGCTGCGTGACGTGCAGCGCATCTACAATTATGCGATCTCAGCCAAGACCGAACTGATTGCGTTGCAGCCGAAATCGCCCTGGATCGGCACCAATGAGCAGTTCGAGAAATATCAGGACGAATGGGAAACGGCAAACCGGCGCAATCATCCATATATGCGCTATACCGCCGTGCCCAATGCGCCGCCGCCGTCCCGCGTCATTCCCGCGGTGCCGACGCAGAGCCTCGATGGCCTGCTCGTCGAGATGCAAGGCGCGATGAACTCGACCACCGGCATTTATCCAGCCGCGCTCGGCGCCAAGTCGAATGAGACCTCGGGCACCGCGATCCGCGCCCGCCAGAACGAGGGCGACACCGGTACATTCGTTTATGTTTCCAATTTCTCTGGCGCTTTGCAACGTACCGGCCAGGTCATCGTCAATATGATCCCGCAGATTTACGACACCAAGCGCACGATCCAAATCGCGGGAGAGGATGGCAAGATTGACCAATTGCCGATCAATCAGCCCGGCCTCAATGCGCAAGGCTCTGGGCCTGGCATCGGGCTCAATGACGTTACCGTCGGCGCTTACCAAGTCGCGGTCGAGATGGGAGCCAGCTATTCGACCAAACGCGAGGAAGCGCGCGACGGCATGACCGAACTGATGCGCACGCTTGGGCCGCAAGGCGCGACGATGTTCATGGATCTGTTCATCAAGGCGCAGGACTGGCCGTTGGCCGACAAGATCGCCGAGCGTGCCAAGTTCCTGCTGCCTCCGCAGATTCAACAGATGGAGGCCGCCGAATCCGGAGATCCGCCGCCCCCGCAACCGCCGCCGCCTCCGCCGACCCCCGAGAAACAACAGGCCATGGCGCTCGAGCAGCAGAAGGCGCAGGAGCAGCAACAGGCCAATATCGAACTCGCGCGCAAGA